ATGTCTTGCGTTGTGGGAACACCCGCGCTAGAATAGATTGCAATGCGCATTGTGAGAACCGTGTTATTGGTCAAAAAATCATCATTGCCCGGTATGCATAATAATCCATAGTCACTTTCATACGATGGTATCCATGCCCCTGTAGTGGATGTTGGCCCCGTGCCACTACCCCACGAAGCTGCAAGATACCACGGGTGTGTATCTGTTTTGCGGTCACTCATTGCATAGCTTGTGTTGCTAGTTAATGATTGCTTTACCTTTTGCGTTCCTGTTTGTACGTTTGGTTTATACCCATCGATTACTTGAAAGTAGCCATTTAAAACTAGTATAGCATCACCAATCACTTCGCTACCTTCAGCTTGAGTCAAAATACCTCCCACTATCCACCATTCACTAAGTGTGAAAGACACATTTAACTTGCTTTGGTCATCTTGCGTGTCATCGGTTGCAAAGTGTTGATTCAACAACTCCTGATTGCGCAAGTCATCGACTAATGGTTGCAGGTCAAAAAACAACTTGTTATCAGGTGCAGCCGAAACTAAAAAGTTATATGTGTTTGCACCAATAGTAACCTCTATGCCATAGCGAAAACCAACCTGTGCTGTTTCTGTACTGGTTGCAATTACCATAAGCTTCTGCCCACGTAATGCCCATGCGTATGGTTGGTCGTTAATTGTTATTGCCATTATCTTTTATTTAACAGTAATCGTTGTTCTATTCCTTTTATGTATCCTTCCATCAACTTGTCTTTGTACTCATCCCATGTATCGTCTATGGCTTCGCCGTAGTAGTTGATGCCTTGTATACCATTCTTACCAATGCTTTGTGCTATGGCAAATGCTGCACTCTTAATGCGACTCTCTGTAGTCTTTACAAATTGCCCCTGTCTATTGCGTAATTTGAAGCCACCTATCTTTAGTTTCTCACGTATCCATGACTCAATATATTCCGAACGTGGCGCACGCGCCCCTGGTCTTCTACCAAACTCAATCACATCTGCATACTTGCCCGCTTCGTCATTGCTTACGGTAAAGTCAATAGTGGGTTTGTTGTAGCGTATATTGATTTTGTAGTATAGCGATCGCAAGAGGTTACCACTTGCAACACGGTTGACCATCTTACCGCGCACACGTCTTTTGATGCGCAGGTTTGATTGCGCACGCTCCACTACTGCAAGCGCATACTCGTTTAATATTTCTTCAAAATCGTCCACTAAATAAGCGTAATGTTTAGGATTGATGCGGCAATAACATATGCTTCGTTATTACTATCACCACTATTACCCCAGTCTGAATATGTTTGACCATCAAACATTATTTGACCATCATAAATGCTTTTAGCATCAGCATCGCACAATGAATAAACAAGCGCGGCACTTACTTCCAAATCATCAAACGAAATGTAAAGTTTTATGCATACGGCGGTTTTTGTTTCGCCGTTACTCCATATGTCTAGCGGTTGAATTTCTCTCATGATTATATTTTTTCTAATTTTATATGTGTAAGACCAGCATATATAGTTATAGCGCTACCGGCAGTAGCAGAGCGAAACGATGGCACTATAGTACCGGCAGTAGAGCCTACCGATATATAAAACTCTATCTCTGCATATCCGATTTGATTTTGAGCATTACCAAAGCTGATATTAAAGGCTGCACCAGATGTTAACTGCTGCCATAGCATTACTTGACCACTACTAGAGCTACTACTACTTATACGGCCAACTAATACTGTAGTGCCTACTGGGAAAGTATAGGCTAAATTATAACCTAGCACTGGCACACTACCCGATGCTATAGACATACGGCCTATATATATACTGTTAGCTTCTAAATCTACATTACAGCCGGATATATCTACAGCTACAGTAGTAGAGCTATTAGTAAGCTGCGTACTCTGTATATTAGATATAAATCCTAAATCGCTTTTTAACTGTGCTGCGCTTAGTTGGCTTATACTATTATCTGCATTAATTCGAATGTAGCGAATAGCCGATGGATTTGCCAGCGTGGCGAGGTTAGTACCTACCGTAGTAAGTCCGATGCTGTCTTGTTTGCCATTAAAGGTTGACCAATCCGCACTATTTAATGCGCCACGATTTGCCGCACTCGCAGTAGGTAGGTTGAACGTGTGTGTGCTGCCTGCGCTATTAATTGCAAAGTCAGTTCCAGCGGTTCCAACTGCAAAGTTTTGTGTGCTTTCAGTTAAGCCATTCAATGAACTTAGACCGATTGCATATGTGGTATGCACTTCACCTATGCGCCCATCTTCAGTATAAAGCGTTACGGTCTTACCATTGGTGTTTTGGATATCGAATTCAATGTGTATACGGTCGGTTGCAGCCGTGACCGTAGTAGGTACTGAGATAGTGAAGCTATACAAATCAGGCACATTGCCGTTTGTGATTTCTTCCATTGTAGAAGTAGCCACTAATGTGAAGGTACTGCCGTTATACGTGTAAAGTTTAGCAAGTATTTGGGCATGGTTTGCACCACCACCCGTTTCACTCAAGTACACGTCAATGGTCCATACACCTGCAGGTATTAAAACGTGATTTGGTGAACCTACATCTGTGATAAATCGTGCAATCACACCTGTAGTAGCACGTGTAAAGTTGGCCGCTGGGCCTGTGTTTGCAGTTATGCCTAATTCGTAGTAATCATTGCCACCAATAGTACCCTGTGATACATTACCATTAAAGTAGAATACTTGTCCACCACCACCACCGGTTGAAGGCAATGTGCGTAGCGCACCTGTACCATCTATGTATTGATCAACTGTACCATTTGCACCAACTGCCAATGTGCCGGATGTGGTCACGGGCGAACCTGTTACGCTGAATGCAGCGTTAGTAGGTGAGGGCATTGTAAGTCCTACCGATGTAACCGAGCCGCCCGAGGCTGGCGTTACCGCTTCCCATTCTGCAGAGGTTGAGTTGAACGCTAAAACTTGACCGTTTGAAGGGCTTGGGATGTTTACGTCTGATAATGAATAAAGCGGAACGTTACCTTCGCGCCATACTGAGCCGTTCCAATAGATAGTATCTAAAACAGTTGGGCTTGCTGCGCTAACATCTGCAAGGTCATCAAGATTAACAGGAATAAAAGGTTTGTTCAATATCTCCGATACACCACTTACACTATTCCAGTCCGAATTAACCTGCGCCGCTGGTATAGTCGGCTTATTCAATATTTGATAATCACCACTTGAAGCATTCCAGTCTACAGGTGATTGACGCAAGCGATAGCCTACGGCAACAAGTGTCCAATACGTTGGGTTGCTAGGATTGATTGCATCATTGTTTGCAATGCACCTGTATACGCTGCCATTGTACCATACCCTATCACCTATCAAATAAGGGTTGCCAAGTGCGGTTGTGTGGTTTACGTTGTATTCAGTAGATACATATTCACCACCACCACCGCCACCACCTGCAGCATCAATGGTCACGCTGCCATTACCATTGTCTGTAATGGTCACGTTGGTACCTTCAACTAAGTCAAGTATGTTTTGAACTGCATTGTCTACGCCATTAGTGCGAAGCACGATGCCATAACCCGTGCCCGAACCACCACTACCCGATGCACCACCAACCGACCATATTGCAGGAATGTCGCAAGCACTCCAGTCCCACGGCACTTCGAGCTGCAATGAGAAAGTAACACCTGTAAGCGTGTTCTTGTATTCCTCCATGAAGGGTTCAATGGTAGGATTAGTGACTAGCTGCACATCGAATCCAAACAACTGCAAGCCATTCTTCACTTCAGCTATTAAGTCCTGCGCTAATCGTACACAGTCGCTAATGACTTCGCGTTGATATTCCGCTTTTAATTCTTTGTCACGTGGTATATCTGCAAAGATGATTTGAAAATCAAACTGCATACCACCATCAACCGGGGTGATGTTGTTAGGCACTACGTGCATGAATGGATACTGTTCATCTTGATCCATATCTGCAAGGTCAATTTGACCGTGTGTAAATCGCTTAATCAAAAAGTGACCTGCAGCAAATGCTTCAAGTCGGTTGATTAGTACGTTGTAGCTATAGTTGTAACTATTCATTATCTACTATGTTTTCTCATTTCTACTTTTTGCGTGTACGCATAATCTGCTAAGTACGTTAGGTGTGTGAACACTTCCATCACACCCCGCTCTGTTACCATATCAAACTTTGTCACGTCCCTATCTGCTAACACTTCTATGATGTGAAACCATCCGTACACGGCTAGGCCGTCTGGGGTTGTTCCTTCATCTCCTTCACTATTTCCGTTATCTCCTTTGCCAAATAATCTAGGGAACTGTTGTATAGTTCGGTTTCTAAATTCGAAAAAAAAACAAGCACGTTCATCACATGGTCAAGTGTCAACTGTAATACTTCGTTTTCGTACTTACGTTTTGCGTTAGGGTTGTACGCTTCTATGTCGTAGTACTTACCAAACTTAGCCTTAATTGGGCGGTATAGTATGCACATCATTTTGAATGCTGCTTCACCGTTTACCTTCCCATCTTTCCACACGCCCGCACAGTTAGTATCCAAGTCGATGTATTCACCAAAGGTCAACTCGTTAAGGTTAGGCACGAAGCCTAACTCAATTGCACCTATTCGCACCTTGCGTTCAAAGTCATTACTACCTAGCTTTATCGCTGCTTCAAATCGCATTATGATATCATCTATCACATTTGATTGTAGCATCCTTATGCTATCGGTACTCTTACCGGTTATGATGCGCACCTGCTCCAGCTTATCGACCGCGTTTTGGTAGTCGATGTACTTGGCTAAGGTCACACCCTTTGCGTTCGCCGCTATGCTGAACTTAAGTTTCATGCTCTTTGTATTGTAGTTTTTATTGTGTTTTTGTTACAGATCGGAATGCACCTGAATGATTACGGGTGCTTTCTCATCACCGCTATGTGTAATGCGTGCCTGTTTTGGTTTGAAGTATTCCAGTAAGGCACGCATTACACATAGCGGTG